CAGACGTAAAAGAGATCTTGGAGCCTAGCTCGGGAGATCTTCAAGACGGCTTTCAAAAGTTCTTAGATCAGGGTGGCTTTCAGGGCAAGCGTCCAGAGAATGATACGCGCAAAGTGAACAATGGTTCATGAGCTATCAAAGAAAGAGATAGTCAAAGAGATATTTAAATCGGGCAAAGACCCGAGCTATTTTATCAACAACTATTGTAAGATATCTCACCCACTTAAAGGCTCGATACCCTTTAAGACTTTTGACTATCAGGACGATCTTCTAAAAGATTTTAACGACCATCGCTTCACAGTCATACTAAAAGCTAGGCAGCTAGGCATTTCAACGATTGTTGCGGCTTATGTTGTTTGGATGATGCTCTTTCACAAGGACAAGAATATCCTTGTGATGGCTACAAAGTTCAGCACAGCGGCGAACTTGGTCAAGAAGGTTAAGGCAATCATGAGGAACTTGCCGCCTTGGATTCGCATTGCAGAGATATCTGTAGACAACAGAACAAGTTTTGAATTGTCCAACGGCTCACAGATAAAGGCAACATCTACTTCTGGCGATGCTGGTCGCTCTGAGGCGTTGTCGCTTCTAGTTATTGACGAGGCAGCACACGTTGAAGGGCTTGAGGAGTTATGGACTGGCTTGTACCCTACTCTTTCTACGGGTGGTCGCTGTATTGCCCTCTCGACTCCAAACGGTGTTGGTAACTGGTTTCATAAAACTTACGTTGAAGCAGAGCTAGAAGATAATGACTTTAAGCCAATCAACTTACCATGGGATGTCCACCCAGAGAGAGATCAGGCATGGTTTGAAAAAGAGACTAAAAACATGTCTCGCCGACAGATCGCTCAAGAGCTAGAGTGTAACTTTAACACGTCTGGCGAAACAGTGATTCACTCTGATGATCTTGAGTTGATAAAGGCTAATGTAAGAGAGCCAAAGCATAGAACCGGTTTTGATAGAAATTACTGGATATGGGAAGAGCACCAGCAAGATAACACATATATGGTTGTTGCGGATGTCGCTCGCGGCGACGGTGCTGATTTCTCAGTTTTTCAAGTATTTAAATTGGAGACAATGGAGATTGTTGCTGAATATCAAGGAAAGCCAAGTTTGGACATGTATGCCAACATACTCAATCAAGTGGGAAACGAATACGGTGGAGCACTTATGGTTGTGGAGAATGTAGGTATCGGCATCTCCGTATGCGAGAAGCTTGAAGATTTACAATATCCAAATTTATATTATTCTGTAAAGGGCACTCACGATTATGTTGAGTCTGGCGTCGCTGATGGCATGAAGAATGTTATCGCTGGATTTACTACCTCTTCTAAAACGCGCCCTTTAATTGTTGCAAAGTTGGAGGAATTCATCAGAAATAAACTAATTAATGTGTATTCTAGTCGCTTACATAACGAACTTACAACTTTTATATGGAACAATGGCAAGCCGCAAGCAATGAGAACTTACCACGACGACCTAGTTATGTCTTTGGCAATAGGGTGTTGGGTGAGGGATACTGCTCTGACAATCAATCAGAGAAAGGTAAATTATCAAAAGGCTTTTTTAGATTCCATGGTAATGTCTACAACCAGAATAAACACACAAATACCCGGACAAAAGGGATACGATCAGGATTACGAACAAAAGGCGACAAAGCAGTTGAGCGAGTATCAACAATATTCATGGCTCTTAAAGGGGTAATAGATGGCTGACCAAACAAAAAATCCAAGAAACGCAGAGTCAACACTTTTTAGAAGGTTGACGCGCCTTTTCTCTGGACCGATTACAAACTACCGCTCACAGATGACGAGAGACTATAAGCGGTCCCAGCTAGATTATTTTTCCACTAAATTTAAAAGTGCCTCTGGTCAGCAGTTCAAGAGGTCAGGCTATAATCCATTTGCCCAGATTAACACCTCTGCAATGGCAAATCAAAGAAGATCGGAAAGATACACCGATTTTGATCAGATGGAGTACACACCAGAGATCGCTTCTGCGTTAGATATCTACGCCGATGAGATGACCACGCATTCATCTCTTCAGCCGATGCTTACTATTAAGTGTCCCAATGCCGAAATAAAGGCTGTGTTATCGACTCTATACCAGAACATTCTAAACATTGAGTACAATCTTTTTGGCTGGTGTCGTACAATGTGCAAGTATGGTGACTTCTTTTTATACCTTGATATAGACGAGAAGCTGGGTATCAAGACAGTTATTGGGTTGCCCTCTGCTGAGGTTGAGAGGCTAGAGGGCGAAGATAAAACCAATCCAAACTATGTGCAGTTCCAGTGGAACTCAGCCGCCATGACATTTGAAAATTGGCAAGTTGGTCATTTTAGAATTCTTGGAAATGATAAATATTCCCCCTATGGAACCTCAGTTCTTGAAGCGGCTCGTAGGATTTGGCGTCAGCTTATTTTGATGGAAGATGCCATGATGGCTTATCGGGTTGTTCGCGCCCCAGAGAGAAGAGTCTTCTATGTTGATGTTGGCAACATTCCGCCAACCGATGTCGAGCAGTATATGCAGAAAGTTATGACATCCATGAAGAGAAATCAATTGGTAAGCCCTGACACAGGCAGAGTAGACCTTCGATACAACCCCATGAGTGTTGAGGAGGATTACTTTATTCCTGTTCGCGGCGACACTTCGTCGAAAGTAGAAAGCTTGGCAGGCGGTCAGAACACAGGCGACATTGATGATGTTAAATATTTAAGAGATAAGCTGTTCTCTGCCCTCAAGATACCCGCCTCTTACCTTACACAGGGTGACGAAAAAACGGAAGACAAAACAACACTCGCACAAAAAGATATTAGATTTGCCAGAACAATCCAGAGATTACAAAGAGCCGTCATCTCAGAGCTTGAGAAGATTGGGATTATCCACTTATACACTCTTGGTTTTCGTGGAGACGATCTCTTAAACTTTAGTCTTTATTTAAATAATCCATCTAAGCTTGCAGAGCTTCAAGAGCTTGAGCACTGGAAGACAAAATTTGATATTGCAGCAAACGCAACAGAAGGCTACTTTAGCCGTCGTTGGGTCTGCGAACACTTGTTCAACATGTCAGAGGAAGAATTTATTAGAAACCAAAGAGAGCTTTTCTACGACAAGAAGTATGATGCTCAAATTAATGCAGCCGCAGAAGCAGCCGGTGAGGCTGAGGCTAATCTTGGAGCGTCCGCAGCCCCAGCAGCGGGTGGCGAAGATGCAGGGGGAGGCTTGGGAGACCTCGGCGATCTTGGCGGTGATGAAGCAGGCGGTGCAGATCTAGGAGATCTTGGCGGCGACGAAGCTGGCGGCGCTGACGCAGCACCAGCCGGTGGCGAAGACGACAACATTCTTTTGGCAGAGCCGCCAGCAAAGAGAGATCTTGAAGAGGATGGCTCATATATAACGCCCGGTGCCAAGGGCAAAAGATATACGCCTGCTAAACGTGACAAGAGAAAAGATGCTGGTCCACGAACAAGAAACATGCGAAGCGCTATTTCAAAAGAGGTCAGCACTAGAACAACGTTTCCCGGCTGGAAAGGGTCCACTGGCATGAATCAGATAAGAAATATGCATATGGAGGACCAGCGCTCTAATTATGAAAAGAGGCAAATCCTCGATGAACATATGATATTTCAGACAAACTATGAGATTGAAAAGCTGATCGAGGGATTGGACACAAAGGAAACAAAAGATGAGGCATAATAAGAAAAGAAATACTGCTTTTTTGTTTGAGGCTTTAATTGCTGAAATGACAAAGGCAGTTGTTCGCGGCGACCTTAAGGCGCAAGCCAGAACAAGAAAGATCATTGCCAAGCACTTTAAAAAGGGTACCGCTCTATATGAGGAGTTACAGCTTTACAAGGCGATACTTGAGACAAGGGGCTTAGACAAGATCGTAGCCGAAAAACTTATCTTCGAAGTAAAGGCACAAAGAAAATACATATTAGATGGCGATGTTTTCAAAGAGCAGTCAGAGCTTATTCGAGACATGAACCAAGAGTACAAGAAAGCGGTCTTTTCAAACTTTGTTCCAAACTATAAAGATCTGGCAACATTAGCTCAGCTTTTTAATTCTGAGACGCCCGTCAAAGAAAGGGTGCTTCTTGAGGGCAGGATTGTTGATTACCTAAGCTCTGAGCCAGAGGCTAAAGAAGAGAGCAAGATGAAGCCAATCGATAGCCTTACCTACAAAACATTTGTTTCCAAGTTTAACGAAAAGTATTCTGGCACACTTTCAGAGCAGCAAAAAACGTTGCTATCTAAATACATTTCGTCGTTTTCAGATAACGGATTAGACCTCAAGATATATCTTAATGAAGAGATAGGAAGGTTAAAGCGGGAAGTAGAGAGTAGCCTTAAGGCTCGTGAGATTTCTGAAGATGCCACAATGAAGCAGAATACAGAAAGAGTCTTGAATGAATTAAAGGGGTATGCCAAAAAAGAAATTGATACTAACATGATTCAAAGTCTTTTGAAGATTCAAGATTTGGTTTTGGAGTTAAATAGTTAATGGCTATCAATATTAAAATTGGAAAAGCCGAAGACGCCCCGCAGGCTAGCGAAGAGTCAAAGGGGTCATCGATAACTATGTCACTAGACATAAGAAAAACGATGGATGGAAATTTAATAATTTCTGATCACAATGATGTTGATGTGGTGATCATGCCGCAAAAGAAAAAGATCGTCGCTTTTCCCAAGGAAGTTCAGAACGATCTGGTGTATGACACACAGGACCGACTCTTTAGATATCTCAGGAAGAAGGGCATTATAGACCCAGATTCAATTCGTGGCGGCAATAGTTATGGATCAATGGAGGCGCTTCTTGTTGGGGCAGAGCAAGATAATTTTCTGCCCTTGGTTGTTCTAAACGTTTCTAACTTTATAGATGACGAAAGACCCTATTTCGAGTACATAGAGAAGTACAACAAGATGGAAGAGGACGAATACTTAGATCCAAGTTCCGCTGATTCAACAGAGCTTGGAGAGGTCCCACAAGCCGCAGAGAAGGGCGGTATCCGACCCGGCTATGGCAGAGTTAGTCCATACTTCTTGAGCTACATGCTGTAACGGACTTTTATTATGAAATTAATACTAGAGAATTGGAATAAGTTTTTAACAGAGCAGCAAGGGGCAAGAAATAAGATCTTTGTGCTTGTTGGACCGCCCTCCGTTGGCAAGTCAACATGGATCAAAGGCACCTTCGAAGAACCACCATACATTATCAATAGGGACGACATTGTTGATAAGGTCGCCAGTGATTATGGTTGGACTTATGATGACATGTTTGTATCCCCTCCAGAGGGCACTAAAGAGGGTGATGAAGACCCAAAGTATGGCAAGGCGATTCCTTCCCCTTCGTGGATGACTTGGCAAGATTTTGTCTTTGATAAAGTCATGGAGGCAAACAACAAGGTTCAAAACATATTTATGAATCGAGTTTCTGAAGCTGTTCCAAGCGGAAAGAATATTGTTGTTGACATGACAAATATGAATGCAGGTGCTCGGTCAAGAGCCCTTAAGGCAATTGAAGGCGCGGAGGCTGACTACGATAAAGTCGCTGTTGTTTTTGAATACGAAGGTGTTGAGGGCGAGATAAAAAAGATAGCAGCCAAGAGGGCAGCGACAGCAAAAAGAATGGGCAAGTCTAAAACGATTCCAGATGCTGCATTCGACCGAATGTTTAAGGCGTATGAAGCAGTGTCCGACGGCGAGGGTTTTGACGAGATAGTTTCTGTTGATAATCGTGAGATGCTTAGGAAGTTAGCTTCCGAGGAGTGATTGTGGAATTATTGTATTTTATCTTGGCTGCGTATGGTATGACGCAGCTTATTGTTTATGGCTCCATCTTTAATAAGATTAGACCCACAAAAGAATGGCTTGGTGGCTTTGGAGAACTATTCAATTGTCCAATGTGTATGGGCTTTTGGGTTGGTGTGTTTTTGTGTGGGATAAACGATTGCACGGAACTATTTACTTTTGAACACACTCTTGTAAATTATTTTATTTTGGGGTGCTTGAGTTCGGGAACATCATATGTTTTAAATATGGCGTTTGGTGATTGTGGGATTAAAATTCAAAAGCTGGAGGCAGAAAATGACACGCACTAAAATTATCTCTAAAAGAAGTTGGTACCTTCGTCCTGTTGCGCGTTGTTGCAAAGGGGCATAGCTCGGGCGGGTAGCGCCCGCTCTTTAGGAACTAAACATGGCTAAACAACTTTTACGAGAATACTATGAACTATGCGAAGGCGGCGTTTGTCAAGACCTCTTAACAGAAGATGAGAAGAGGTATGTGGCAAATGGCGGCATGATACTTTCTGGCAAGCTGCAAGAGGCAGAGTGTCAGAATGGTAATGGACGTGTCTATCCAAAAAAGATCCTCGAAAGAGAGATGAAAAACTACGAAAAGCTTGTTAGAGAAAAACGAGCACTGGGAGAGCTAGATCACCCAGATGATTCGGTTATTAACCTCAAGAATGCTTCTCATATGGTCATCGATGTTTGGTGGGATGGTCCAGCCGTTATGGGCAAGGTGAAGGTACTTAACACGCCGTCTGGAAAGATTCTACAGTCACTCGTTAAAGACGGTTGCAAGCTTGGGATTTCTTCAAGGGCTCTTGGGTCGCTTGACGAATCAAAGGGGCACGCTGTTGTTCAAGAGGACCTGCAACTAATATGCTTTGACTTTGTGTCGGAGCCTTCAACACCAAATGCTTTTATGTCTCTGCAAGAGTCAAAGAAGCAGCCAAACGTATTTACAAAAGCAGATCGCATTAACAGAAAGCTGAATGATATCATAGGCGATTTTGAATAGGAGCCATGCACTGGCTACAGGAGACTTATAAATGTCAGATAATAACAATAAGTTAAAAAGAATAGTCGAGGAAGAAGTCAGAGCAATCCTCAGTGAGCAAATGCTGCAAGAAGGCATTTGGAGCAAGATGAAGAATTTTGCTGCCAAGACACTTGGGACTTGGGAAAAGGGCGGCAAGATCCGGGGTCGCAAAAAGAGGGCAGAAGGTGCCGAGCAGCAGTACGTTCAGGCGATGCAGAAGCTACAAAAGGTCGCATCTAAAGAGTCCAAGACGCTGATCGACAGACTTGAAGGCGATTTTAAGGAAGCAGGATATCCAAATCAAGAGGATAAATATGAATTTCTTGAGCAAACAATGGAGATCGGCGCTTTCTACGAGTCCTTAAAAAAGGCTGTTGAGGGCAAGGAGATGAGCGCCGTTGTAGCTAACGAGTTGATTGAGCAGCTTCGGATAATTGTTAAGAAGTTTCTTGATTATGAATTAGCCGATGTATACAAGCACTTCTCTGAAGATGTGGACAGAGATCAGGACGATCTTATCTTGGAGGCAATAATCAGAGAGCAGCAAGACGAAAAAGAAGAGGGTCCTATAGCTTCTGATAAAAAGTCAGCAGTTGTCAAAGGGCTCAAGTCAAATGTACTTCCAGCAATTCTTGCTGCTATCGGCGGCGCTAGCCTTATTGGTAAATTAATTGTCGAGTCAGAATGGTTTAAAGAACTAACAACACAAGTTATAAACAGGGATCTTTCATATACCGATTATCAAGAGAAGGTGGTAGGGAGCCTATCTCCTGAGTCTGGAGAGGGTGTCACACAGATGTTGGGTCGAGTTTTGCACGGCGATCCTACTCATTTTGCACCCGACACTAACCCGGCACAATTGTTCTCCGACATGAGGGCTGCTGGAATAGATCCTAGTGAACTTTCTCAACTTTCTGATGACCCCGGCGCTTTTATGGACGCATGGAAGACCGCGACTGAATCCGGGGCAGATACACTGGGAAAAATGTTCCCGATGCAATCCATTGATCTCAGCCCGAAAGATATAGCAGAGTTTGCATCTTCTAAGGTAGGTCGTACCGTGGGCGATTTCGCACAATACGCAAGCGAACTATCTGATGCTGATCTTAATACAGTAGCGGCAAGGGCTACGGAACTGGGACGTGAGGCTGGGATTGACCTTCCCAACTACACAGATAGAGCCATAAAAACTATCATTTCCAATGCATCGGCTCAGCCCGCCACCAACATGTTGGGTGGAAACGCTCAATTGACCGCTTTGAACTTGGCAATGCAAGAGTTCGCGGCTGGAGGAGCCCCCACTTCTGTCAGTGCAGGTCCGGGCGCGTTAGGTCTTAAGCTTGGAAAGTCTGCTATTATTAAAGCGCTTAAGCCGGTCACGAAGAAAGCCGGTGAATCTGTTTTGAAAACTACTGCGGCTGGTAAAATTGGTGCCATGCTGGGTCCTTTTTTGGCTCCCTTGGGAATCAGCTTGGTAGCATCGGCAGTGGGCGTCAAGGCGCTTCGCATGAAAGGTTTGAAATCTTCGAGAGCACAGGTTCTTAATGATCTTCTTCAGACGCTTGATTATCTGGACACAGAGGGGGACGATTCTCAAGTTAAACCCGGACAACCTCCCGGACAACCTCCCAAGAAGCCGCCCATTGAGCCCCCTGTTGACTTCTTGGTGCCAGTCCTGATTCGTTTTGATGATGACGATGTTAAATATTACAGAATCAGGAAGGACATTCTTGATAAGCCGGGGAATAGAAAGCGGGCTGAAGATGCCCTTAAGGCTATTGAGAGAAATGCTGTTATGGGTCGCGAGCTTACAGAAAGCGAATCGTTTAGGACACTGTTTGAGCAGGATGAGGACCCTACTACTACAGATGGCTTCAGGAGAGCTTTTGTGGATTACATCAGCAAGCCTACACTAAGAGACGTAGTAAGTTCACAAAGGTCTAGAATAAGTAGGGATCGTACCTACAGAGCTAAGCCAGTGTTTTATTATACATTTGACCGCTCGATTGAAAACGACCTGAAAGCGATGGAGAGAGGGGCTAAGTTCAATCATTTTGTTTCTCGTGTTTTACGCAAGGCAATTGCAGCAGTTAAGGCTAATGGAAATAAAGCTCTTACCCCAGAGCAGGCATTCGTAGCCATTGCTCGTAAGGGCGGCGGCGGCACCGGTATGAAGGGCTTGAGCATAAAAGAGGCTATCGAACTTCTTCGTAAATATAGGGTGGTTGTTGGCAAGGCAGCAAAGGGAAGTCCCGATAAAAAGGCGACCAAGGGCAAAAAGAGACCCGCTCAACGCGCTTCTGTAACCGAAACTTATTCCGACGCTATTCGGGAGGTTCGCTCCAAGGCTAGCGAGGACATGTTCAACAATCTCGTTGAGAAGCTAATCAAGTAGGAGCAGATGTGAAGAAGTCAGAGTTAAAGAGGCTCTTGAAGCCAATGGTTAAAGAGTGTATCAAAGAGTGTCTTTATGAAGAAGGCATTCTTTCTTCTGTTGTTTCAGAAGTTGTTAAGGGCATGGGTCAGAGTGTTATACGAGAGGAGGTGACGCCGCATGTTGCGTCTAAGCCTACTAGAGCCCCTGCTCAAGCGCAATCTTTAAAAGAGCATAAGAAAAAACTATTAGATGCTATTGGCAATGATGCTTATGGCGGGGTTGATTTGTTTGAGGGCACAACCCCAGCACCAGCACAGCGGTCGCCGGAATTGGCTAGCCCTCTTGGTGACGTTGATTCGGATGATCCCGGTGTTGATATATCAGGCATCGTTGCATTGGGCGGAAAAAATTGGAAAGCTTTTATGGGCTAAGCACTAATTAATAGGAGAAGAGGATAAAAATGTCAGTTTTTGAAAAATATGGTGTTGGCTTTAATAACGTTGGCTCTTATCAGGCAAGTGCGAGACCGTTTATCACGGCATCTTGTGATGTTCCGGCGTCTGGCACAAACATGGCTCTGGCTTTTGAGGTTAGATTTCCAAAGGTTACAAAATTTGTAACTATTCGACATGACGGCAATGACACAGTTTCAGATGCCAACATGTCGGATATGCGTTTTGCATTTGCCTCTGGCGGCTTGGGTCCAGCACACAATTATGTAACACTGGAGCCTTCTTCCTCCTATACCGCAGATTTTAGAGTGACACGAGTCTACCTCATGAACGACGGCAACGGGGCAGGAAACACCATTGGCAAGGCAACTGTCATCGCAGGGCTCACACAGATTGAGGCTAATCACTTGCCCGAGGGTTGGGAGCATGTTGATGGCGTTGGACCAACTGACTGATGCCAAAAAACACTATCACTCCTGCTGGTGATTCATCTTTCGCTGCGCTTGACAAGACGGGCACTGACTGGACAACAGTAATTGATGCAGCTAGTGCGTCTTCGATTGTTGATCCCGGTGCCACTGATGGAATGTTTCAGGGCAGGTTAAATAGTGGCACTTTTACAAATCGTCGCGGCTACATGTTTTTTGATTTGGCAGGCTCTAGTATTCCCAAGAAAGCTCAATTCATCAAACTTAAGCAGGCAAATCTAAAGCTCACCATATCCGCTCAAGGCGGTACACAGACGAATGGAAAAAAGTTTAGAATTTACGCGATGAATCCAACAACTGCTGGGTTCAATCCGCACGTTGACGATTACAACAACTATTTGTCCACCGTGGTTTCTGAAACCTTTGAGGTAACAGCAACTGAACAACTTACTTTTCAAATCAAGAGCGGCAGGCTACTTCGCTGGATAGAGAGTAAAATAAGAAAAAGATCAGAGCTTCACCTAATGGTTAGGTGCTATAACGACATGCAAGATGTAGATCCGGTAGGAAACAACAGGGCTATATATCGCAGCCCAACTTACGGAACTGCCTCTGAAAGACCTAAGCTTGTTATTGGATATAAGGTGGTTAACAATCGCTTGTCTGCTGGTGGCGGATTTTGTAGTGGGAATATTATAACACCCAGCAGAAATGGGTTTGGAAGATTTTAATAAGGAAGCATGATGTCATATCGAGATAGGAAGTTTATGCCAAAGGGCAATAAGCCGTCGCACGTTACGGTTGTTCCAAGAAAAAACGAACATCCAGACAAGTTGATAAAAAGGTTTTTAAGAAAATTTAAAAAGTCAGGCGTTTTAGATGAATTAAGAGATAGGCGATATTATGAAAAGCCATCTGTTAAAAGAAGAAAACAACGCAAACAGCGCGAAAGAGTCTTAAAGAAGCTGCAAGAGAGCCAGAGTAACAAATAAGAACCGAAAACATTAATGCTAATTCGGGAATTTGTAACCTTTAGGTACTACTTATTTGTGAAAAGGAATCTTCTTCTGGAGAAAAATATATATGTCAACATTACTAGAACAAGCAATTATAGATGCAACAGCACTAAAAGAAGCCGCTCTTAAGAGCGCAGAAAGTTCAATTCTTGAGAAGTATGCCCCAGAAGTGCGGGATGCTGTTTCTTCTTTGCTTGAGCAGGAAGATGACCTCATGGGCATGGAAGATGCAGAAGATGCAGAAGAGGGTGAAGACGACATGCCCCCTCTCGCTGCTGCCGAAGGTGAAAAGCTTTGTCCGTGTCCCGATGATGATGAAGAGATCGAAGTTGACTTTGACGAGCTTAATGCCCTGATGGCAGCAGAGCCCATGGGCGATACTATGGATATTGGTCAGGAAGTTGAGGCAGCGCCAGAGGGAGATGAGCTAGAGTTGACAGAAGCTATCTTGGAGGCGCTGGAAGAAGAGGCATGTCCAGAGTGTAAAGGCAAGGGCAAGGAATGTAAGTGCCCCGACAAAAAAGAAAAAATGGAAGAGGAGATCGAACTTACTGAAGAAAATATCGATTCAATCCTTGAAGAACTCGTAGTGGACATCAATCCCCAGAAGAGCGGATGGGCTGGCACGCCAGCCTCCGTTATGAACCACAATGCTGAGCTTGAGTTGGCACGCCTCGCGTCCACCGAAGCTCAGGAAGAAATTAAAGTTTTAAAGCAAGCTCTTGGTAATGTTAAGAAAGACTATGCTCAGTTAAGCGAAAGCTACGAGGGTACAAAGTCTATGAACAAGAAACTTGCTAACACAGTTTCTAGCCTAAAAGATAAGCTTGAAGAAGTAAATCTTACAAACGCTAGATTATTTTACACGAATCGTGTACTGAATAGTGACTCCCTGAATGAGCGGCAAAAAGATAAGATTGCCGAAGCTATTTCAGAATCTCGTTCTGTAAACGAGGCGAAGATCGTTTTTGAAACGCTCCAAAACGCAGTGGGCTCTTCTTCTAAGAAGTCGCCAAAATCGCTGAGTGAAGCAATCAATCGAAATTCACCTTTGATGGCTCGTAGAGAGTCGTCAAGCAGTGCTGATACGTCTGCGGTTCAGCGTATGCAAAGACTAGCAGGCATAACTAACAAATAAAAAGGAGGACTTAAAATGTCTATTTTAGAGAAATTAACAGAAGGTATTGTTAATAGAGACCTCCGTTCGGAAGGTGCTGCTCTTCTCTCCAAGTGGGAGCGGACAGGACTTCTGGAAGGTCTCGGCAATGACCGTACCAAGCACACGATGGCTCGTTTGCTGGAAAACCAAGCTAAGCAACTTCTCAAGGAAGCTGCCGGTTCGTCTATGGCGGCTGGTGACGTTGAGGGTTTCGCGGCTGTGGCTTTCCCAATCGTTCGTCGCGTTTTTGGTGGTCTTATTGCTAATGATCTGGTCAGCGTGCAGCCTATGAGCTTGCCGTCTGGTCTGATCTTTTTCCTCGACTTCACGTTTGGTGATACGAGGCTTGGTGAAACTGATGGGAACTCGCTGTATGGTCAGGGAGTTGTTGGTCAGGAAATCACTGGTGGCGTTTCGCTTACGGGCGATAATGCATCCGTTGGACCCTATAATCTTAACAACGGATTCTCTTCGCCTATTAGCTCGGATATCGAGATTCTAGACGGGTTTATCGTTGTTGCATCCGGTGTCGTTGAGAACCCATCTGACAGCACTTACCCGCTGTCGCAGGCTGACTCGGATACTCTGAGTAAGCTTGTTCGGTATGATCCTGATTTGTCGGGCTCTACTGTTGTTGTTGTTGAGACGACTGGCTCTGCCGATCTGGCTCAGTTGAACACACAGGATCTTGTCGCAATCGCGCAGACCCACACCAAGGCTCTCCGTGCAGGTCGTCTCGTGCGTCACCTCACTCAGCTTTCGTCTGGTTCGACCGGCGATAACTCTCCGGGTCAGGCTGGCTACAAGATTACCATGGTCTATGAGACAACTGGCTCGCAGTTGCTTGGCGG